TAATAATATTATTACTATTAATTTGGTCTGCAATTGTATTAGATCCAAACCCAAAAGTTTGTAAATTATAATTAATATTAAAAGGGATTTGTTGAATATTAGAGAAAAATATAGCAATTGTTCCACTATTTAATTTAGATGCTAAACTTGTAATAAACTGAGGTGAAATATTATTATATGCTTGAACTAAATTAGATGATAATGTATTAATATCATTTTTAGTGCCATAAATATTAGCAATATTAGATGAAAAAGTATTTGAATATGTTGTATCCATATAATTTTTAGTATAATATGTATTAGATGCATCACTTGCTAATAAAAATGATGGAACACCACTAATATTATTATATGCGATATTAGTAATATTAGCACCATTACCTACTAATTTATATGCTGATAAAATACCAGTAACATTTAATAAAACATTTTCAGAATTTCCTAATGTTCCAATACCAACAGAATAATTACGAATACTATTATTTAATGTAACTTGTAATGTGCTTTCATTTTTAATCCAAGCATTAGAATAAGAAGCATTAGCAATACTAAAATAAGTTGCTGCTGCAGTTGTAGTATTAAGAAAAACATTATTAATATCATTACCATTAAAAAATAAAGAACCACAATTAATAGAACCATTAACATTTAATTTATAATTACCTGCATTTGTCGTTCCAATACCAACTTTACTATTTAATGTATAATTATTATATAAATTTAGACTATTACTATCATAAATCCAATTATTTAAATTATTTAAATTAGGTTTATTTAAACTAATATTATTATAATCTAAATTACTTATATTACTTCCTATACCGGATATATTTATAGCATTTAATGAACCATTAATATTAACTTTATATGTTGAAGTATTATCAGTATTAATACCAATATTACCATTAGAACTAATAATTAATGAATTACTTGGTGCTTTAGAATTAATATAAAATTGCGGTGTCCAAATTTGCGGTGTTGTCGTTGCATCGCCATAATCGCCTAAAATAAAATTAAAATTACTATCATAACCAATTTTAAAATTACGTGAATTAATATTACAATCTAATTTAGAAATTATAATATTTGCATCAAAATTACTATTAAAAGGAGAACCAATATGTAATGTTCCAAAGGGTATTGTATTACCAATACCAATATTTACAATATTAGAATTAGGGTCAGTAAAAATAGAATTAAAATTAGATAACCAATAATTATTTTTAATTAATAAATATATATTATCTAAATTAATATTATTTTTATAAATATTTGAAGATATATTTAAAGTTCCATTAATATCTAATTTATATTGAGGATTATTATTATTAATACCAATATCACCATTACTATTAATTCTAATTTTTTCATTATTATTAATATTAAATATATAATTAGCATTACCATTAATGCCAAAAATCATATTTTGGTCGGGATTATTAATATAAATATTATTAGCAATATCATTTGAACCATTAAAAATAATACCATTTAAATTAGTATATCCATTTTCAACAGATAAACAAAAATTACTAGTAGTCCACTGATAATTTTGCTTAAATTTAACAAATGGTTCATTAGAAGTATAACCATCAATATTAATTTTAGGAATTATAGTCGTCATTATATTATTAATAGTAAATAATTAATAATAAAAAAATATTATATATTAAGAGAATATACTAATAATGGATAATATATTAAATAATACAGTAAATATGGATTTTTTTAATAAAATGTTAATTAAAGGTGGTGGTCGTCCAATAAAATCATCAAAGAAACAAATAAATATTAATGAACTTATTAAAAAATTATTAAAAATATTTAAGAAAACATTTAAACAAACATTTAAAAATAAATCACATACTAAAAAAGGTGGTGCTACATTTCATAGTTATTTAAGTAATAGTGGTTCGGATTATAATACATCAGTAGGTTCTGGAATAACAGGATATAATAGTGTTCTTGATACAAAATATTCATATGCATATAATTATGATGATTTAAATTTTAGTAAAAGTTCTGTTGTTCCCGGATATACAACAAATGTGCGAGAAGTTCTTTAATAAACATCATAAATATTATTATCATATGGTTTAAATTTAGTATCTTCTAAATAATATACATTTTTCTCTTGTTGTCCATATCTTTCTAAAATAGTTATTAATTTCCGTGAATATTCTATAAATTCTGTAATAGATTTTTTAAGTTCATCAAATGAATTAAAACCATAATAATATTTCATTTTCATCGGTAAAATTATATATATAGAATATAATTCTTTAATAATTGTTGTCCGTAACGATACAAATGTTGAAAAATAATCCTTTATATCATATCTATTAGATAATATAAACATATATATTTTATAAAGATTATCCATATAATAAAGTAAATTTGTATATTTTTCATAATCATATTTTTTAATAAAACGAATATTTAAAATAATATTTAACAATTTTTCATCATTATGAAAATATTTTATTTTTTCTGGAATTTTTTTTAATAAATAATTATCAGTATTTATATAATCTCTTTTTTTTATATCTTCATTTAAAGATGATATTATATTTATTTTATTTGACAAATTTATATTATTATATTCATTTATTTTTATAAAATAATAATAACCTATAATTATAATTATTAAAATAGATAATAATATTTTTACATCATTATTTGATATTAAAAAAAAAATTACACTCAATATTAATATTGCTATATAATTATTATAATACCACATTATAAAATTATATTGTTACTCCGTCTATAAAATATATAACAAAAGATAATAATATTAATATAATACCTATATAAAATAATCTATCTTTTTTAAATATTATATTATATAATTCATTAAAATATGTTTTTGAATTATAATTAGATGTTAATATAGATATATCATTTATTATATCTATTATAGTTTGAATTGTATTTTTATATATATCGCCTAATGATATTTCCATTATATCCATTTTATTATATAATAATAATTAAATAACATCCATTAAATCTACTGATGACATTAAACTTCTTCTACAACAATATCTTATTAATCCAAGATTATCTAATATTTCTTTTGTATGAATATCACTAAAATATTTTAAATTAGCTTCATCCCCTTCTTTATTAGCTGGGGCTAATTTATTTTTTTCTTGATGATAATAATCATATTTATCAGCAATTACTTTAGAACAGGTAAAACAACGTATTGGAATTATCATTTTATAAGTAAATTATATATACTATAAATATATCATTTTTTTTTATATAATATATAATAGTATAATATGGAACCATTACAATTATTTAGATATGTATCCTCTTTAGAAGCAAGATTAAAGGGTATAGAAAGTATTTTAAATAATATGCCATCTGCTGAAGGTCAAGTTATTGTTTCATCTACACCAGATACTACGAATTTACTTGCTCGTGTATCAGCTTTAGAAGCTAAACCATCAGCTGATACTACTGATTTAGTAGCTCGTGTATCAGCATTAGAAGCTAAACCATCAGCTGATACTACTGATTTAGTAGCTCGCGTATCAGCATTAGAAGCTAAACCAACTGTTGATAATACTGATTTAATAGCTCGCGTATCAGCCTTAGAAGATAAACCAACTGTTGATATAACTGATTTAACAGCGCGTGTATCAGTAT